AGAATCTTGGGCACAATTCTAAGATAAGGGAGATTTTCGTCCAATGCAAGTCCAAAATTCTACGGCTGTAGAAATCCAGGAGATACCAGTGCATTGTCCGGTGTGTCATGAAGAATCTAACCAGAAGGCATTTTACTGCCCTGGCTGTAAAAGATTTGTCGTCACTCTCTGTACGGACGGTCAACTCAATTTCTGCCCGAGATGTGGATGCAAGCTCACTGACTGAGTAATTGAGTTCCACATTGCCCGCAGAAAGCGCCTGTTTTGTAAAATGGTTTGTTGCAACCGGGACACTCGTTTACCAATTTCGTCCCGCACTTTTTGCAGAATTCTTCATATGTTTTTGGCTCGAATTTCTTGCATGAGGGGCACAGTGAATATTGCTCAATATGGCTCTCTTTCAGGATTCCGGGCAGAGTCCAGAGCGGCGTGACGAGGAAGCGACGGAGATCGCTCGGAAGCTCCGTGACTGGTTGGCTGAGGACCCACAGCAGATAGAGTTGTTCGACTCCAGATCGAGCGTGTTCCTGACTGACATGCTGAGCAGGCTTCAGAGATTCGGGTCGCTGAAGTACGTGAATCCCAAGATGCTTTACTGGCTGCGGGACCTCAAAGCAAAGGCGGAAATCTGATGCGTCATCAGGATAGATATGGCAGTTTATTACAATGAGATTGACCCATTTGCGGCGGCGTGGTTGCGGGAACTGATTAAGGCGGGACATATCGCCAAAGGGGAAGTCGATGGCCGACCCATTAAGGAAGTCAAGAGCGACGAACTTCGCGGGTTCGCCCAATGCCACTTCTTCGCCGGGATCGGCGTGTGGAGTTACGCCCTTAGAGCGGCTGGATGGGCAGACGATACTCCCGTTTTTACAGGCAGTTGTCCCTGCCAGAGTTTCAGTGCGAGCGGGAAGCGGGGAGGCTTCTCAGATCAGCGTCACTTATGGCCCGCATGGTTCAGGCTCATCCGAGAGCTACACCCTGACACAATCTTTGGCGAGCAGGTTGCGTCCAAAGACGGCCTCGCTTGGCTCGACGTTGTTTCGGCTGATTTGGAAGGAGCGGGTTACGCCATCGGGACGGCGGATTTGTGCGCTGCGGGCTTCGGGGCGCCGCACATCCGGCAGCGATTGTACTTCGTGGCCGAGTCCGCAGGCGTTCGATTCGAGTCCTTGCGAGAAATCAGGCGAAGCAATGAGCAGGGCAATGGCTGGGAGGGCGATTCCAGGGCGCAACGGCGGTCCACCAGCGAACCTTCGCGAGAAGGCGAAGCTGGCTGCATGGCCGACGCCGAACTGTATGGACAGCCTACCAAGCGGGAATCTGGAGGAGCGCAAGACGAAAGGCGGCTGCATCAACCTGAAGGACGTGGCTCCGCTGGCGACCTGGGCGACACCGCACAGCGAGGACTCGGAATGCGTGGGAGCACATCGGGGGAACGCGGACGGGCTGCACAGCCAGAGCAAACTAACGAATTGGACATCACCAACGTCGAGGGATTGGAAGGGCGACAGTCGGAAGATGCAGGCCAAGGGACCGAAAGTGCCGGGCGGTGTAAGATTACCGGGCGAGGCTTTACTAACGGCTTCTGGGCCGACGCCGAATGGATCTGGTGCCGGGACCAAAAGTACCGGCCAGTTGAACCCGGCACATTCCCGCTGGTTACAGGGGCTACCAACCGTGTGGGACGATTGCGCGGCTATGGTAATTCCCTTACGGCGCCGGTCGCGGAAGAGTTTATAAGAGCATACATGGAGCTCAATCGATGACGCGCCAACAAGAAGCGAGAAAATTAACCGATGATGCGAAAAAACTCGTGCTTCAGATGGGCCGAACTCATCTCGCGCTGGGCAAGATATTCTCGCGGGTGAGGGATGGTAAGTTCTACAAGGAAGCCGGGTACGAGAGCTTCGCTGACTGGGCTCAGGCCGTGGCGGACATCGGTCGATCCTGGGCGTACACGCTGGCTGATCTTTACACTGAAGTCGAGGCAACGGTGCCGGCAGAAGCCATCCCGACGATCACGGTCGAGAATGCGAAGCTCCTGGTGAAGCTGCCCGAGAACAAGCGCTCTGACCCAACCACCTTGGCCGCCGCTCAGGAGATGACCGGCTCCGAGTTTCATGATTACGTGGACAAGGCGCATCCGGGCCTTCACATCGAGAAGCGCCACCATGAAACATATTGGCTGTCAGACGATGACCACAAGATCGTGGAGATGGCGATCAAGCTGGCGATGGCGCGCTATGGGATGGCGACGAAATCCGAGGCGCTGGCGAAAATCTGCGAGGACTTTCTGAACTCAGAAGGTGAAGAGATTCCCGGCAAGCAGGCCGACTCGCCTCTCATGCGGGACATAGTGGCAGCCACGGAAAGGGCGCAATGAATGATGGATATTGTGAAGCGCATTTAGTTAGAACGGGCGAGAAGATTCCTGTTTATAGGGTTAGCCTTTGCCGTGCGTGTTTTCAGGGCAAGGAATTAAAGACGGGTCAGACAGAGTTTACATCGGACGCTGGCAGCCAAGATCAAGAGCAACCAAACATTGCAACGTTAGAGCCGGTCGCAGATATACACGGAGACTCTAATGTCTGCTACGTGGTCACTGAGAAAAATGTAACTTGGCCTCCTAAAATAGAGACAGTTTTGAGATACCATAACTGGGCTACATATTTGGGGCTGCCACCTAAAGCGAAAAGGATGTGAAACGATCAAGCATCCTCCGGAGCACTCCCATGAAGCGGGCGGCTTTCAGGCAAAGGCCGCGAAAGGCCAAGATCACGAAGTCGGGGCGCGTGATTCTGTCGCGTGCTCAGTACGTGGTTCTCTGTCATGAGGTGTGGCTCCGGGATCATGGTGAGTGCCAAGTCAGGCATCAAGGTTGCTGGGGGAAGCTGCCGTATTTCTCGACGCGCTGGGTAGACCACATCATCAAGAGAAGTCAGGGCGGGAGCGACACACTTGAAAACACAAGACTGGGTTGCCCACCATGCCACGATTGGGCTGACAATCGAGGGGGCAAGCTGTCGGCAAAGCAGAAGGCTAGATCATGACCGAAAGTTATCAAGATTTCATAGAGCGAAAGTCTCAGCTTCAAGGGATGGACGGCCTGAAAGCTAAATGGATTCCCAGCGTGATGTTCGACTTTCAGGCCTTCTTGACGGAGTGGGCTTTGTTGAGGGCTCGTGCCGCGATCTTTCTGGACTGCGGACTGGGAAAGACTTTGATGGAGTTCGTGTGGGCTCAGAATGTGGCAGAAGAAACCAACAAGCCGGTCTTGATTTCATGCCCCTTAGCCGTCAGCTACCAGATGCTCAAGGAAGCGAACAAGTTCGGAATAGAGCTGCATCGCTCGTCGGATGGGAAGGCGCATAAACCGATCACGGTCACGAACTATCAACGACTTCATCTTTTCAATGAGGCTGAATTCTCGGGCATGGTGTGCGACGAGTCGGGCATTTTGAAAGGGTATGACGGCGCGACGCGGAAGATCATCACGAACTTCATGCGCAAGATGAAGTACCGCTTGCTGGCGACGGCGACTCCGGCCCCAAACGACTACATCGAGCTCGGCAACTCGTCGGAAGCTCTCGGCTATCTTGGTTCACCGGAGATGCTGGTTCGGTTCTTCAAGAACGAGCAGAACAATTCTGATCAAAAGAGCAAATGGGTTGGCAAGGGCGGTGGGACTCCGAAATGGAGATTCAAGGGCCACGCGGAGGAGCATTTCTGGCGTTGGGTATGCTCTTGGGCACGGGCTGGACGAAAGCCATCTGATGTTGGTCAGTTCTCGGACGAGAAGTTCATTCTGCCCGGCCTGATTCAACGCGACTGGATTGTGGAGCCCAGGTCGTTGCCCGAAGGGAAACTATTTCAAGTTCCAGCTTTCAGCCTCTATGAGCAGCGCGAGGAGAGGCGCAGGACGATTCGCGAGCGGTGTGAGAAGGTTGCAGAATTGGTGTCGGAAAAGAGCCAGCGGCCGGCTGCCGTTTGGTGCCATTTGAATCCCGAGGGGGATCTTCTGGAGAAGATGATTCCCGACTGCATCCAGGTCAAGGGTGCCGACAGCGACGATGAGAAGGAAGAGAAGTTGATGGCTTTCACCAACCTCCAAGCCGACTGCATCGTGAGCAAGAGCCAGATCGCCGGATGGGGCCTTAACTGGCAGCACTGTTGGCACCAGACCCACTTTCCAACCCATTCGTTCGAGCAATGGTTTCAGTCCGTGCGCCGCTCTCTGCGCTTCGGTCAGACGCGAAAAGTCTTGCTCGATCTGATTTCAACCGAGGGCGAGAAGATCGTGATGGATAACCTGAAATCCAAAGCTGTCGCCGCTGACAGGATGTTTGATAGGATCGTGGCGCTGATGAGCAAAGAGCTGAAGATAAATCGCCGGGAGCAGTTTGATGAGGCCGAGATGATCCCGGCCTGGATGTAGGAGAGGTGGTCATGGCCGTTCAAGAGCAAAAAGTGACGGAACGATATGCGGTCTACCTCGGGGACGCCATCGAAGTTCTGAAGAACTTCCGAAAGGAATCCGTTCACCTTTCGATCTACTCCCCGCCGTTCGCCACTTCCGGGGGTGCCCTTTACAGGTATTCATCGAGCGAACGAGATATTTCAAACTCGTTGAGCTATGAGCAATTCTTCGATCATTATAGCTACCTAATGCATGAAGTGTGGAGGCTGACCATGCCGGGGCGAATCAGTGCGGTCCACTGCATGGACATCGCTTCTGGGAATACGGGCAACGATCATTTGACCGACTTCCCCGGTGACATTATCCGTCTCCACGCGGGCTGCCGCGAAAAAAACTGCAAGGCGAATCACTACGACCGCACGAGCGGAAAATGCGGACACGGCCTCTGGCATCACACCGGGCGCTACTGCGTCTGGAAAGAACCTCTCAAGGTGAGGAACAGGACGATGGCCAAGCATCTTTTCCACAAGGTTGCCGTGGAAGATTCGGCGCGTTGCAGCCCGGCTCTCGCCGATTATGTTCTGATTTTCAGAAAGAAGGGTGACAACGCGGTCCCGATTGCTCATCCACGCGGCCTGATCTATTATGCCGGAGAGCGCAAGCCCCCGGCAGACGTGCTTCATTACAAGGGCTGGAAGGGGGATCAGATTCAGAACAGATACTCGCATTGGATTTGGCGTCAATATGCGTCTGCCTTTTGGGATGACATCCGCGTTGATCACGTTCTGAAGCACCGGCAGGCTAGGGACGAGCAGGACGAGGACCATGTTCATCCGCTCCAACTGGACGTCATCGACCGGATCGTTACGCTCTGGTCGAATCCTGGAGAGACCGTGTTGAGCCCATGCGCGGGAGTAGGCAGCGAAGTCTACGGAGCTCTGTGTAATGATCGGAGAGCCATCGGCGTGGAACTCAAGCCGTCCTATTATCGGATGATGCTGAAAAACATCTCTGAGGCTAAAGTTCGGGAAGATGATGACGAGCCGACCTTCAGTTTTTACGAGAAATCAACAGAGGGGGAAGTTGAGGATGTCGAAGCTGAAGAGGCCGAAGCAACCGCCTAAAGAGAAAAGCATGTGCGAATGCGGCGAGGGGTTTGATGTGATCTCGGAATCTCCACGCTTGGCCATGATGCAGTGCATTAACAAAAAATGTAATAATTTTGGCAGAACGGCCATCGGTCCTAACCTGAGCTATCTGGAACTGTTGAACAGAATGGAGCGGACGACATGAAGATCACTCAAGAGCAGAAAGGGTTCAACGAGGACATGATTCACCGCAGCGATCTGCTGCACAAAGCTATGGATCCTCCTGGGGAAGCGGGAAAGGCCCCTAGGATGCCATTTGCCAGCGTCAGGAGCCAATCCTAGGCGTTGTCGGGCAAGAACTATAGCAAGGGCCAAGCAAGAAAGGACGGAGACATGAGAATTTGCAGATGGTGCCAAGCAGCTTTTGAGCCAAAAGCAAAGAATCAACTCTCATGTTGCCCGCAGCACACGGCGGCATACTGGGCTTGGAAGCGTCCGGTAGCCAGGATAAGGCGCAAAGCCATGAACAAGAGGATCAGGAAAGGGGTTTCAGGAGGGAAGCGTCTTGTTACAAGGGCTGGACTCAGCCTTGCGGCTGATTGGTTGGCTGAAAAGTGGAGGGTAACCAACGGAATCCGCTTGGAGTGCGGATAAACAGAAAGTCCATTATAATGGACTCGGAGAACAAACCATGGCGATCACGATGCAGATAAGCCTGCCGGGATTCACGACGAAGGCCCAGCAGAAGTTCAACAAGAGGTCGGGCCAGCTCGTGGCGGCCCTGAATCAGCGGATGCGCAAGAAAGGATTCTCCGGTAATCTTCCTCTGAAGAAGGGACGCGAGATTCTGGCGTCGGGCGTTGGTCAGCCGTGCAAGTTCTGCGGAGAGCGGATCAAGATCAGCACGATGAGCCCGGATCATCCGATGCCGATAGCGCGGGGTGGTGATCCCTGGACGATGGAGTGCATCTGCATCTCGTGTCAGAGAGAAAAGGGAGAACTCACGGCCGAGGAGTTCGCGCAGTTCCTGGCGGACGTCAGGAAATACTCGCCGGAAGCTCAGGCGGATATTCATCAACGGATGAGGGCTGGAGGGGCGTTCGCTAAGATGCAATTCGCCATGCGTCGAATGATGGCAAGCAAGGACAAGATGCGCGAAGCATTGCCCGGTCAAGTGTAGGCAGAATGAGTTATGAGCGAGAGCTGTGGTAGATGCCCTCGTTTCCATGAAGGTGATCCAGGAGGCCAAGAAATGATCAAAGATGAGAGGTTTGAACAATGGTGGCGAGAATGGGTAGCTGTTCCGTACATGCAATCTAAGGATACGGCAAGAGCGGGTTGGGACGCTGCTATAGCCGAGATGCAGAAGCCCCAGGATCTCTCGACCTGCCCAGTGGGGCATTCGAGGGCGGAGCTGAGAAACATTGATATGGGCCAGCACACTACAAAAAAAGGAGATAATCCCCCGACGCGGGCTACTTTTATGTGCTGCGGAGCTTGCCTTGACCAAGCTGAGGCCGTCACCAAGGCCGAAGCCGTGACCGTGGAGAGGTGCTCAATACTAGTGTGCGCCCTCTGTACAGAAGGCAATCCTGTTGAGTGGCAAGAGTCCAAGCAGCGTTGGATTCACCGGGATACCGGCATCACGGTAAAGTGTGGAGCATCTGAGATTCGCTCCCTCCGCCCTGACCCGGACTTCCTGAACCGCGTGCGGCTGGAGGCGAGGCTGGAAGAGGCCAAGCTGGGATTGCATTACGCCAGTTGTGATCCTAGTCAAGGGGGATGCTGGCAGGAACGGCGCATTGCCGACCTCAAGCGCCAGATCAGGGAGGAGGGGGTGCAAAGTGGCGGTAAGCCCAGGTAAGCCGTACGGGAAAGAGAAAGGGTGGCGAAGCATGTCGATGAGTGAAAGAGAACTTCAAATCCAAAAGTTTGAGGAAATCTGCCGTCTAACCGCAGAGCTTGCTAAGTCAAAGTTCCAGTTGGCAGCGGCGCAACGTGAGCTTGGCAAGGCTGCTTCCAATTCTGTGAGGTTTTGTATCGAGCTTCAGCGGGCGCAGGATGAAGTGAAACGCCTCATCAAAGCCAACGAGAAGTTACATGCGAAGTGCGCGGAGATGCGACAACACCTGGTCCTTCCAGCCATCAATCGGAAAGGATTCTACTGCGTCGTGTGCAATAACGGCCAACCCCGTGACGAGGGTGAGGTCGCGTGTACCCAGGATGGAACCGAAAAGCACTCTGCCGAGTGCATTCTTGCCGGCGACAACCCCGGCGCGGCTCTGCTGAAGGAACTAACGGCGCTCAGGCGGGTGAGGGATGCCCTGGAAAGCCTAATGTCTCTCTTAGAGTTGGAACTTACAGGCTTTCCTAAGAATGTTCCGAAGTCCACATGGGCAGCGCAATGGGATGTTGTCTGTGAGGCTTTGGCTACGTGCCCCAAGGCAAAGGAATGACCCCCCGATAGGGTTATGGGAAAGGCTGACACGTTTTGAGCATGGACACTTCCGGAGCCTATACCCGTTTGCAAAGATTGTGCTCCGAGCTGGCAGTTCCCGATTCAGGTTCCGTTTCAGGTACGGTAGTGGCTGCTGACATAGGAGAATCTAATGGCAAAACGAATTCAGCGGAAACGCACAAAGGGCTGGAGGATGCCCGAGGGCGTTGTCTACGTTGGGAGGCCGTCCAAATGGGGTAATCCTCTTCCCATGTCGAGGTATGTTGACGCCCAAACCTGCATAGATGATTATAAAACTCTCGTGTACGTTGAAAAACCAGAATCATTTCGCGACTCAATTAGGAAAGAATTGCGCGGCAAGGATTTAGCCTGCTGGTGTAGCCTGTCAAGCCCTTGCCACGGGGACATCCTCTTGGAAATAGCGAACGGCCCGCACCAGACATTGAGGCTTTCGCTGGCGGGGTGACGGGCCTGAGCCTGTCGCGGATATGAAGTCAAAGCCGGTTTGACTGAGGAGATATGGTGATGGTAAAGCGCCGAAAGCGTAGCCGTAACATTAAGAAGCAGGAAGCGGTTGTTTCCGCTTTGTGGAACTTTGCCGCAGACATAACAAAGCGGGGGCTGGAAGGTACACAGTGCGCAAATGTGCGTCTCGGCGTCTCCGTTTCTCTAAAGCATATTGGGACGGCTTTGGGATCAATCATGGACGTCTTCGGATATGATGTTGCGGAAGTTCAATAAACGTGTGAGCAGGCTCCTCCGTCGCGCTGAGTTCTCCCTCTCCTGCGGCGGAGTCCTGCTCGCCAATGACGAAACATGAAAAGGAGAATGAAATGAAAAAGGTTTGGATGATGGTTTGCATTTTGGGGATCGTGGGCAACGTCACCTCCGGCCAACAAGGCCAGAAGGTTCCGCAAACATCTCAAGGGCCTCAGATGGTTCAGTTGAGTCCTTCAGGAAAGCTGGCATTCAGGACCGTTCAGCAGGAGCTTGCACAGCTTCAGGCAGACATCAACGAACTCGTGTCGGCAGAGGTAAAAGTACAGGGCTTGACGGGAGAAGGGTGGCAGCTTAATTTTCAGACAGGTATGTTGGTGCGGGTACCTCCCGCAACTCCACCACCAGCCAATCCTCCTGCGGCCCAGCCGGAAAAGAGCAAGGCGGCCATCGGGCAGGAAAAGCAGAAGCGGTAACGGGAGTTTCGCCGGGCGCTCTGCCCTGTCTCTTCCTTGGCGCGGACGATCGTAAAGAGCCAAGGGTGGCGGGAGAGTAGAGGTTGTTCGTAGTGGAGCCCTGTTCCCTCCCTCGACTGAGGGGACGGGGCAGAGCGCCCGGAGAGTCTGTTATAATGGACTCCTGAAAAAGCGATTGAAATCGGAGGGCCGAAGTGGTAAAACGCAAGGCAATGAAGCATAAGCCGATCACGCATCTCAAAGACTTGCATGCTGATCCGCGCAACGCTCGACTCCACGACAAGCGCAACATCGGCATGATTGAGCAATCGCTTGAGCAGTATGGTGCCGCGCGATCAATCGTGATAGATGAAACCGGCCAGATTATCGCTGGGCACGGAGTTCTAGAAGGTGCCGCCAACGTGGGGATCGAAAAGGTGATTTCTGTAGAGGCTACCGGCAACGAGATCGTGGCCGTGGTACGCCGTGGCCTGACGCCGAAGCAGAAAGCGGAGTTGGCGATTGCCGATAACAGAGCATCAGATTTGAGCGAGATGGACCCTGCAATGCTGAAGTCTCTTTCCGATGAAGGGCTGGCCGATCTTGACAAGTTCTTCTTCCCGGAGGAATTGACGGCGCTCTTTGCCAATGCTCTCACGGAAGGCGACGCTGAGCACATCACGCCCGAAGAAGCGCACAAGACGCTGGCGGAGAGGTTCATTGTGCCTCCGTTCTCCGTGTTGGATGCCCGGCAGGGCTATTGGCAGGACCGCAAGCGGGCTTGGCTAGCACTGGGGATTCAGAGTGAACTGGGACGCAGGGAAACGAACTGCCCTGGCAGCCCTGGCGATAAGCGTGGCCCGGAGTGGAAACATTTCGCAGGTGACAAACAAACAAACAAAGCCAAACCTTCAAGGGCGGAGCACTATTCAGAGGCGGCGAATTCAGCGACCCGATTGACGCCAAGAACGCCTTCGGAAAGCGGATTGCAGAGAGAGAGAGAGAGAGAGAATATCAGCCTTCAAGAGCCAAGGGCGGCTAAACGAATTTCAGCATCGCCGGGCGGTTCACCAAGGCCAGCGGCAGACTACAGCAAAAGGCAGCGGGGTGATGGAAGGGGAAGGCCGATAGATGGGTAAGAACGCGCGGTGTTTCGGGCAAGATCTGATGCGGGGAGAGAATGCGAAATTTAACCTGGGTCGTAGGCAGGCAGGCAGGCAGGCAGGCAGCTTGACGATACAAGCCAGCGAATTCTGAAAGGTGGAAGAAAGGCAATGGCCCGAACTTGGTCCGCATCCCCGAACGCTTTAGCGGAAAGAATTGAACGACTGAAGCCGGGGGAAGAATATCTTGAGACAGTATATGGTGCCGATGGGCAGCCAACCGGCACGAGCATATTCGATGCCACCCTCTGTGAATTGATCTATCGCTGGTTTTGCCCTCCCAAGAGCAAAGTACTCGACCCCTTCGCTGGGGGGAGTGTGCGTGGAATAGCGGCGGGCATCTTGGGCCTTGATTACGTGGGAATCGAGCTATCAAAGGGCCAGCTTGAGGCCAACCGAAAGCAAGCAAAGGATATTCTGAGTACTGGGGCGAACGGCTGGGCGGGAAAGAAAAGCTTTGGTCGAGTGCAGTGGATTGAAGGCGACGCCCTGAAAGCAGCGGTCCTCGCGCCGGGTAGCTACGATCTCATCTTCTCCTGTCCACCTTATGGGGATTTGGAGGTTTATTCGGATGATCCGCGCGATCTCTCCACAATGCCCCACGATAAATTCCTGGAGGCATACCGCCAGGTGATCCGCGTCTCTTGCGGAATGCTGAAGCCTAATCGCTTTGCCTGCTTCGTGGTGGGAGATTATCGTGACAAGCAGGGCTTTTACCGAAACTTCGTGAGCGATACGATTGCAGCTTTTGAATCAGCCCACATGAAGCTCTATAACGAAGCTATTTTGGTGACGGCGGTGGGAAGTCTGCCCATCCGCATCGGGACGGCCTTTGGGAAGTACCGCAAGTTGGGAAAGACCCATCAAAATGTGCTGGTGTTCTATAATGGCGATGTGCGGGAAATCCCAAAGGAATTTCCTGAGATTGAAGTTGTTGAGTTGGCATCTGCCTCGATAGAAGAATCGTAAAGCATGGGAAGCGATTTAAATCCCGCCTTGTAAATCATCCCCATAGCTGCTATATCTGACGCATGGCCCCGCGCAAGCTCGACCTGAGAACCCGCCAGCGACTAATGAAGTCGAGGATGGGGAAGGCGCCCAAGCGCCAGCCTCCCAAGGTCAAGAAACCTGTCGGCAGGCCGCCCATGTACAGCAAAGACAAGGCGGCTCGCATCTGCATCGAGATCGCCACGACGACCCGCAGCCTGAAGGACATCTGCGACAGCAATCCTACCTTTCCAGACCCAAGGACAGTTTATAAATGGCTTTCCTTGAATGAAGAGTTCAGGCAGATGTATCAATCAGCCAAGCAGGATCAGGCTCAGATTCTGGCTGACGAGCTGATCGCGATAGCCGACACTCCCAAGCACGGGCAAGTCATAACGGCGTGGCCCGGTCAGAAGGATAGGGCCGGGAATCCCAAGCCAAAAGAGATCAAGGTTGCCGACATGATCGAGCACCGACGCCTTCAGATCGAGACGCGGCGCTGGCTGCTCTCAAAGCTCAGGCCGAGGGAGTATGGCGACAAGATCGAGGTGACTGAGGGAAGCGACCCACTGCAAGAGCTTCTGGACGCATGGCGCGAGGAGCACGCTCAGCAGGTGAAAAAGGAACAATCCAGTGTCAAGCCAGCGACTTAACTTCGGAGAGAGACTTGGAAGGTTCGCCAAAACCCCTCCCGAAGAAGACTGCAAGCTCAGCATCCTAGAAGGCTCCGTCCGGTCAGGCAAAACTTGGGCACAGCATGCTAAGATTCTTTGGGGCTGCCGGTACAACGTCGCCGGATGGAAGGTTCTCACTGGAGTAACCAAAGACACCGTTTTCAAGAATGTGCTCAACGATCTGTTCTCTTTGATCGGTCCCCACAGGTACTCTTACAACCATCAATCCGGGCTGCTGAGAATCGACCGCTCGACATGGACGGTGATGGGAGCGAAGGACGAGGGCTCGGAGAAGTTCATCCGCGGGTTGACCGTTGGTTACGTGGTCTGCGACGAGCTCTCGCTGATGCCCTTCGAATTCCTTCAAATGCTCATCACGCGCATGTCGCCGGAGGGGGCGCGGCTCTACGGCAGCACCAACGCTGACACGCCTCTTCATCCTCTGAGGACAGAGATCCTGGACAACCAGAAGCTGACGGACGCCGGGCTGCTGTACTCGATGCATTGCACGATGGACGATAATCCGAATCTCACGGAAGAGTACAAAAAATCTCAGGAGCTTCTGTACACTGGGCTTTTCTATCAGCGCTACATCAAGGGCTTGTGGGTGATGGCCGAGGGCGTGATCTACAGAGACGCGTGGAAAGACGAGAGCACGTTCACGGACAAAGACTTGCCTGTCGGCTTGATGTGGGGCGGACAGACTCGTGAGCGCGTTATCTCGGTCGATTACGGAACGGTGAACCCGAACGTGTTTCTGGATTGGCGCGATGATGGAGTGACGGCCTGGTGCTACAATGAAAAACGTTGGGATTCCGCCAAAGAGATGAAACAGAAGACGGATTCTGAGCTTGCCGACGACTTGTACGAGTTCACGGAGCATGACCAATCTCCTCAGATCGTGGTCGATCCCAGCGCGGCCAGCTTCAAGCAGGAGCTGACGAACCGAGGCTGGTGGGTGACGGATGCCGTGAACGACGTTCAGTCTGGCATTTCAAAAACTTCCACCGCGCTGGCCAAAGGTGTGATAAGGTTTCACCGTGACAACTGCAAGGCGACGATCGCCGAGTTCCAAACATACGCCTGGGACCCTAAGAGGGCGCTGCGCGGGATCGAGGAGCCAATTAAATCTGGCGATCATGGATGTTTTATAGCAGGAACGAAAATCATGACTCCTGATGGCGAAAGAAATATTGAAGAGTTCCGTGCCGGAGATCGTGTCCTTACTCCCCTCGGTCAGTGTAAAGTCCTTACAGTCCGAGAAATTCCCGACCAGCAGATTGTCGAGTGGCATCGCTTGCGAGGACTGCCGAATCATCCAATCGCTACGAGAAAAGGCTGGACAAGGATTGATGCCACGAGATATAATGAGCAAGTATGCGAGTGGAATCCAGAACATTCAACGGTATCATTTTCAGGCGCTATCCAGAAGCTAAAGACTGGTCTAGCCGCAATTATTTCAGGCCGAGCCAGGTTCATGGTCGTAAGAGAGTGGAGAGCCTTCACCGGGAAGTGTGGAAAAAATATCATGGTGCTATTCCAAAAGGCTATGATGTTCATCACGCGGATGATGATACCGGAAACAATGACATCACCAATCTGGAATTGTTGCCCGGGCCTATTCATGATTCGCTTTCTGGAAAGAAAGCATCTCATGATTTCGAGCACCTTGCCAGAATACGGCCACTGGCTAAAGCATGGCACGCATCACCAGAAGGATTGGACTGGCATCGAGATCATGGGAAAGAAGCGATGCAAAAACGCAAGGCTGTTGGATTCATCTGTCAGAACTGCGGTGCGCATTTTCTTTCGAAACAGCGCGGCGAATGCGCTAAATTCTGCTCTAACAAGTGCAAGTCGGCTGCCAGGCGTAAATCGGGCGTGGACGATGTTCCCAAGATTTGCGCGACATGCAGCGAGACTTTCCTCGCTAATAAATATCAAAGAATCCTCAATTGTCCAAAGTGCCGTTAAAGATGCTGGCAGAGCAAGTGTCTTTGCACTGAGAACGGAGCATGGGTGCTATTATGCGAATGGCATCCTTGTTAGCAATTGTGACGCGGCCAGATATTTCTGTGCCACCAAGATTCCGGTCTGGCGGCTGATGTGAGGCGTTGACATGCCGAAAGCCAAGAAGCACAAGAAGCAAACTCCCTCCAAGAAATCTCCAGCCATCGTTCAATCTCTTGATTCCAGGGACGGCCTGTCCGTTGGCTTCGATTACTTCCGCAACCTCGCGGCCAGGATGGGCTATGGCACGCCGTCGCTTGCCGAGGGCACAGAATACGAGATGGTCAGGCTGAGCAACGATTACTGGCTCATGCTGACCCTGTACCGAAACCATTGGATCTCGCGGCGCATCGTCGATCTTCCTTCTGACGACATGACCAAGTCGTGGTGCCATCTCACTTCCCAGCTCCCCCCTGATGACATACAGAAGTTTGATCGCGTGGTAGAGCGGACGTTCACGCCGCTGAAGATCAACCAAGCTATCAAATGGTCTAGACTGTACGGCGGTGCAGGTGCGCTGATTCTCGTCAAGGGGCATGAGAGTAAGCTGGCGGAGCCCCTGGACTTGGACGAGGTGAATCCGGGAAGTTATCTGGGCTTGATTCCCTTTGACAGGTGGAGCGGAATCTGGCCGAAGGGGAACGTTGCTCAGGACATCGAGCGTCCGCTCGAATGGGGATTGCCTGAAATGTATGAAGTTACTCCGCCGGGCGGATCGGTCACGTATGACGTTCACACGAGCCGCATCCTCAGATTCACCGGACCGGAAGTTCCGAAACCCGAGAACCAAGCGCAACTGTACTGGGGCATCTCCGTTCTTGAGATTGTGTACGAGGAACTGCGCAAGCGGGACAACGCCTCGTGGTCGATCCTGCAACTTCTTTTTCGAGCTCAGATTCTTGCTCAGCGCAACAAGGAACTAGCCCAACTTTTGTCGGGCGTAGGCATGAGCCAAAAGGCGCTCCAGATGTTCGAGGCGCGCATGAACGCTCAGAACCAGCTCCTGTCGAACCAATCCATGCTCATTCTGGGAGAGGACGGCGAACTTCAGAGCCATCAGTTCACGTTCAGTGGTCTGGCCGAAGTTTACGCTCAGTTTCAGATGGATGTGGCAGGAGCAGCGGAGATTCCGGTCACGCGGTTGTTCGGGCGCACGATCACGGGCCTCGGGCAGTCGAACGATGCCGACGAGCGCATCTACGAGGAGAAAATCGCGCACGAGCAGCAGGACAAGCTGAAGCCGCAGCTCACCAAGCTCTATCCCGTGATCTGCATGAGCGTGCTGGGGGAAGTGCCGGACGACCTGGACTTCAAGTTTCCGTCTGTGCGCGTGTTGACCGAGGAGGACAAGTCGGAGATGACGACCAAGGCGTCAGCTCCCATCATCGCCTCATACAACGCTGGCATCACGGGTCGCAAGACGACTCTCAAGGAGCTTCGCGAGCTATCCGACAAGACGGGCGTGTTCACCAACATCACGGACGAGCAGATCGACAAGGCAGAAGAGGAGCCGGAGCTGCCGGGAGAAGGCATGGAGGGGGAGTTTAGCCGGGTCAACCCGCAGCGCGAGGAGAGGAAGCTGGCGCAAGGAGCGATGGATTCGGAACCATCGAAGACCGACACTGTTGAGACGCGAGATTGAACGCACATGCCCAAGCGCCGCATGTGCCGTAAGTGCGGGAAGCACCGGGCGATCTTCTGGCTCGGGCGTCTGGGGCACAGGCGCAAGGTGGCGGCGGACAAAGACCACGACCTGTGCATAGCGTGCTGGCGCGCGGCGCTGAACAAGGAATACTCCACGGAACTTCGTGAAGCTTACCAATCGGACTCCGCACGAGATAAATTAGAATCGCTGAAACTTTACTCTTGACATTCCAAAGCGCTTTGGATATATTCGCGTCATGGCTAAAAATCCTCACGCGGTTGCCTTGGGTCGCAGGGGTGGGAAATCAAAGAGTGAAGCAAAGTTACGTGCGGTCCGTGAGAACGCTAAGAAGGGGGGAAGGCCAAAGAGAAAATTAAGAGGGAGCAGCGACAATGCAAACTAAACTTGTAACTGTGAGTCCAAAGATGGCCATGGAGTTTTTAAGCGTGAACGTACTCAACAGGCCAATCAGAGAATCCCTGGTCAGGTTATACGCCAGCGACATGAAAGAAGGTAGATGGAGAGTCACGCATCAGGGCATTGCCTTCGATGAAGACAACAATCTTTTGGACGGTCAGCAACGGCTAAGCGCCATAATCTTGGCCGGAGTTTCAATTCAAATGCTGGTCACTTATGGCGTTCCGCGCTTTCACAATGAAGGCATCGACATTGGAGCGAGGAGGAACTTTGCCGACACTGCCTGGTTTATGGGTAGGCTTAATGGCAATTCTGAATATCGTAAATGGTACGGAATTGTCGCTAGGGGGATGCATGTCGCCGCCTTTACTGGTCGTGTTCTTAGCTTTTCGATTCCGGCAGTTCTTGAATGGGCTAAGAAACATGACTCGGCAATCACTTTTGCTTTGGAAACGTTCTCAAGACCGCATCAGTTCCCGGTTCACGTGAAGTGCCAACAGACGCTAGGTTCAGTTGCGAGAGCATTCTATAGTCAAGATCACCCTAGGCTCAACTCGTTCGCAAACGTTTTGGCTACCGGCATGCCGGAATCTGAAGACGATGTGGCAGCCATCAAACTAAGAAACTATCTTATCCAGGGGACGGCTGATTATCGCCAGCTTCGCGCTCGCAAATGCGCCCGTGCTCTTATGGCTTTCTGTGTGAGAGAACGGCTCACTAAGCTCTATGATCCTGGCGATCCTGTGTTTGAAATTCCTGAGTGAAGTAGCGTCAGCAGCAGTGCGCGCCAAATCTGAGTAATTTGAGGAGAGGATGAAATGAAACGCCGCAATTTCTTCGCATCAATGTTGGGTTCTATCTCGTGTATCCCAGGATTTTCGTCCATCGCATCGGTTGTGCCGGGCAGTTCGCAGATAAGCCGAAAGGAGTTTCACGATCAATTCTTCAAAAACTCAAACGCCATAGCACTGAGTTTTGGCTCGGCTGACAATCGGCTGTATTCGAACTCCCGTGTTGAGCACAAGGATGAGAGCATGAAATTCACCAAGCTACGTTGTCGCCTAGCATTTGCCATTTGGAATCCTGCCCTGACTCACGTAGAGTTGGAGGGCATTCACGTCGATGACGGGTCTTCGCCATTCATTAGTTTGGAGATAGGGCATTCTGCGGCAGTCTACAAGCAGGATGGAGACTATGACTGGCAGAATCTGGATAACTTCGTTGATTTTAAAAGTGAGCACTGCCCTCTCAGGGATGCGAATTGGAGAATGTTCACACAAATTATTAAGGACTTTCAATCAAGGGGTTCTGCTGAAACTGGCAACCCTCTACAAATTCAGGCCCTCAACTGGATTCGATCAATCGAAGTCGGAAGTCTTAAGTTGGATCGAACCAACTTCTATTCTTGGCAGCATGTGGTGAACGGGAAACCTGGATTGGATTACGGCGTTCAGGCCTTCTTCATTGGCCAGTCCTTGCACTACAAAGTTGACATCGAATACCGAGGGATTTCAGAAAAGCCAAAAATCTGTTGCTTTATGAGCGAACCTGATACTTCCAAAATGGATTTCATGGGCGGCTACGAGGAACTTTCTCCGAAAAGCAGGAGCACCGTAGAAGACTGGATTTCCGGCCACGAGAAATGGTATTTAGAAAGGCGTGAAGATGCACGTGAGTCTATGAATGATAACACTGCATCAGATGTGTTAAGCTAATCGGCATGGAGCCGAAGGATTGGACCCCGCGACAACGGATCGAGAACGAGTACCGAAGCCTGATCGACCAACTCCTGCAAAAATACTTCACTCTGCCTGACTCGGCCACGCTCGGGGAGATCACCGAGGCGCTGGTCAATTTCGGGAACGTGTCCCGCTTGTTCGAGGATGCGGCCACGTACATCGCCTCGCGGATGGCGACGCAGCTAATGGTCAGCAACGCTCGCTCTTGGCGCGAGGCGGCACGCATCGGGAGCCGCGGAAGGGAAATCTACAACGCTCTGCGGAGGGAAATGGGCACGAGGGTTGGAGTGCGCGTTGACGAGATCGTGCGAGAGAACGCTCAACTGATCTCGTCCATCCCTTTTGATGTGCGGGAGTCAGTGAACGGTGAGATCGCCCGCATGGAGCGCGAGGGGTTGCGGCCTGAAGCCATCGCCAATGAGATTCGGCAGCGCGTGCCGGAGTTGACAAAGACGCGGGCCAAGCTCATCGCCAGGACCGAGACATCGAAGGCGGCCACGGCGCTGACCCAGGCGCGAAGCGAGGACTTGGGGATTCCCGCCTATGTGTGGGAGACCAGCCGGGATGCCAGGGTGAGAGAATCGCACATGCTCATGCAGGGCGTGATCGTGTTCTGGATTGATCCTCCGGCGCCTGAGAGTTTGGCGCGCATCCCATCGAAGCTCGGTCACTATCATGCAGGCAACTGTCCGAACTGCCGATGTGACAGTTATCCCATCCTCAGGATTGAATCACTAGATTGGCCATGCAGAGTCTACAGGCAGGGCCGTATCCGGTCGATGACTCTGGCGAGATTCAGGGCGCTGACCGTTTAGATTTCCAGGCGGTCGCGGATGTCCAGGATCGCGTTCGCCAGTCTGACGATCATGAAATTATGATCCTCGATGCGATTAGCTAGAGGAACAAACTGCGGCTCTGGGCTTTTTCCCTCGGTGCTTTCTTTATTCCGAAGGATCGGGCTTAGACGCTCTTCTAAACAGCCCAAGACCTCCTGAGCGCCTTCGAGCGCGTTTTGTTGCCTGTCTAGCGCGGCGATCACTTGCTTTTCGGGTGTCTCATCAACTGCTGCATCTCTCATCACTTTAGATTTGTTCTTCATGTTAAGTCTCCTTTGTGATTTCAGAATTTGATTTCCTCTCTCTTGGCCATATCCCTCACGGCGAGTTCCAAAACGTGAGTTCTTCCCACGCCGAGCTTCTTTGCTAACGTTATGATGATCGTCTGCGCTTCGATGCTCAAGCGGAAGTGCTGCATCGACCGCTCGCTCAGGCTGATGCGGTGTGGGATCATGATTGGTTTTGGTGGTTTCGGGCGGATCGAATCAGGTTGGTTATTCATCTGAGACAATATACCACACAAGTCAAATACAAATTCTAAAGATTGTGAATTGCGGCGTCGCCTTTGCGCTTGCATCGTCCAAAAGCGGTGTATGGTAGATACGTTGGAGGAACGAATGGACCCATCACCTACCCAGGTTCTCTGTCAGGTTCCCGGCGAATCAGCCACTCCTCAATACCTTCCGTTGTCAGAGGTGACGCGCGCGGTCGTGAAGACCGCGGCGAACCCGTACGTCGCCACCATCGCGGACGAGACGATCTTGTGTTGCGGGCTCTCCAATCAGGTCGTCACTCTGCCCACGGGCCCCGGCGTTCCCGTCGGAAAGACGTTCACGATCAAGGTGGTCGGTGCCGGAGTTCCCGTCAACGTCTGGGCTGCTCCTGACCCGGCGGGCGACAACGTCCCGATAGACGAATGGCAGGTCGCTTGGCCGAATGGAGGCAATTTTCAGCTTTGGAACGCTCCGTCCACCACTCAGAACGGAAGCGCGGTCACTCTGCGATGGGCAGGCCGCTACGTTTACGACGGCGTGATGAGCTCCACCGCCGCTCAGACGCATCTGAAATCCGCGAGCGCCGCGTTCACCGCCGACGACGTGGGAAGCGTGGTGAGAGTTGCGGGAGCGGGCGCGGGCGGCATCGATCTCATGGCCACCATATCGAGCCTAGTGAGCGCAACTGAGGTCGTCTTGGGCGGTTCATGCGCCACCACGGTGGCTGCGGCCCGTGTCAGCGTCGGAGCGCAGTACTGGGTGGTCGGCAAGGTCTAGGTTCCACGTAGAACGTCGAAGGTTTTGATTCATGCCACTAAAGCAAGGCAGTTCGCAGGAAACGATCAGCCAGAACATCGCGACTGAGATCAGGCACGGGCACGATCCCAAGCAGGCGGCCGCGATTGCTTATGCTACGGCTCGCAAGGCAAAGGATTGTGATGCTGGCAAGTGCGGCATAGACGCCATCGTGGGTCAGTATCCGGTCCACAACGCCACGGGCATCCAGTGGCCTGTGACGGAAGGAACAGAAGTGCCTGGGAGCAAGAAGTGAGATGCCTGTCGCCCTCGATGCCGTGCGTTATCTCGGCGAGCACCTCAGCGAGAACATCGCTCGCACTCCAGAGGGATACCTCATCTGCAAGAACGCCATCATTGGACGCACCGGATTCCAAGGTTACACGGTCGGAGAGATTGAGCCGAAGAAGTCCACTGACAGTGGAGAGATCAGCGAGAACTGGAAGCTCTGGGATTCTTATTTTCAGGGCCGCTCCAGGGATGAACGAATCGATCTCTGGCGCGATCCCCAGGAGGTTTTCTCTCCAGCCACTCTCGCCAGCTTCGAAGGAAAAACTTTCACTCTCACTCATCCTGACACCAACCTTGATCCCGAGAACGAACAAGAGCATCACGTCGGACATGTGCAGAACGTGCGCAAGGGTGAAGAACCTCTGGACTCTGGCGACTGGCCGATGCTTGCTGACATCATCGTCACAGACGCCGGGGCGATTAGGGCCATCGAGGGTGGAGACAGAGAACTTTCCTGTGGCTACACTTACCGGCTCGCCAAGAATGGTGAGCGGCTTGAGCAACACAAGATCATCGGAAATCACGTGGCTCTGGTCCCGAAGGGCAGGGCTGGTGATGAGGCAAGGATCAATGACGCCGCACCAACGAAGGAGACTCCCGTGAAAACTGACTTTTTGAAACGCATCTTCGCATTGGGATTCCAGGCGTTCGCGAAGGACGCGAAGCCGGAAGAGTTGGCCACGGCCATCGAGGAAGTTGGCAAGGCAGAGCCCGTGCTTAAGGAGCCTCGCTTCGTGAAGATCGGCACCACGAGCGACGGTGTGGACATCTTCAAGAGCGTCGCCTTCGACGACGATGACAAGGGGAAGGACGACGACAAGAAGAACGCCAAGGATGCCGCCGAGGGTGGAGTCCAGGAAGAGGCAGAGCGCCGGGCCATGGACGACAGAGGAAAGCGCTTGCATGGTGCTCTTGATCTTCTTTTGCAAAAGGAAGGCGAGAAGAAAGCCGCCGGAGATGCGGACTTGGCCGAGCTGGGCAAGCTCTTCTCGCAGTTCATGGCCGAGGAAGGGGCCGAGCAGGAGCACGCCGGAGACGACGACAAGGGCAAGGCCAAGGACGACAAGAGCGAAGAGGAGCTGAAGCCCATCGGCGATGACGACAAGGGGAAGGATGACGATGAGGGCAAAGGCAAGGATGACGACAAGGGCAAGGGGAAAGATGATGCCGAGATCGTGAGTCCCGAACCCGACCTGGAGAAGAAACAAGTGCCGGAGTCTCAGTTCGACACGGCCGCCGTTCTGCTCAAGGGTCTTCGTCCGTTCATCGCCAAATGCGGAGACAAGAAAACCATCGCGGCCTTCAACACCGCCCTGGACTCCCTGAACGCCGCCCGCAAGAAAGCCGGCGATGGCACAGGCAGCTATGCGAGCTTCGAGAGCGCGGCTCAGAGTCTTGGCAAGGACACCGCGATGCAGGGTGAATCTCCGGTGCAGAAGGAAGCCAAGCGCATAGACGCCATCTACAGGGCGGAGATGGAGAAGCGCAGCCGCCGGGGAAAGAAGTAAGCCAGGCTTCAGACTGTAGGGTTTTGGAACGAGCGGGCCGGGAGCCCGCAGAGCAGAAGAGGAGAAGAAAATCATGTTGACAATCCATTCAGGGAAATTGGCATTGCTCCGTTGGCTGGACCGGCACTTCGCCAAGCACGGATACAACAGGGCTTTCGAGCGCCATGTGGCGCGATTGCTCTATGACCCGAGTGGAATTTCGGAGACGGGTAGCGGGACCCCCTTCGGTGCCGTGATCCCGGTGACAGGATTGAACATCGGATTCCTCGGCCAAGTTTCGAGAACCGGCGAGCGCGTGATCGCGGCCGGCCAGGCATCTGCTCAACTGACTCCGTTCGTGGCTGATGCGATCGCCTTCGGAGATGCGGTCTATCTGGTGCCCGACACGACCGCTCAGGGAGCAACGCCCTCAGCTCCGACACAACCCGCCCCTCTCACGTCATCCTTGGGTGGAACGTACATGTCGCTCAGGGCCGCCATCATCGGGACAGGCACTCCGGGTTCTCCGAGCGGAGGGATAACCTTCAGCGCTCCGTATTTCTCAGGCATCGCCGTCCGCTTGGTGAAGACGATGCTTGGGTATCCTCAAGTGCCCGGAACTCTGGCGATCGGCTCCTACGCGCCCGGAGAGGTGATGGAAGTTCTGGAGCGAGGTTCTGTTGTCGTGAGAGTTTGGGCTGGCACGCCGCAGAGGAACCAGCCGGTGTATCTGCGAACCGCGTACAACATCATTTACTCGCCCGGCCCCGTCGGCGGACTCGAAGCATACGTCTCCGCGAGTTCCGCGAGTCAGGTCGCCCTCGTCGGAGTCGTGTTCCGCACCGGGTACGTGGACGGCAACGGATGCTGCGAGATCACGCTGTTGTCGCGGCAGTCTGCGTAGCGACTGGTCGGCCGGTTGGTTGAGAGAGTTCGATCATTGATGAGACTGTTTGGAGGATCAGAAATGTTCAAACACAATTGGACAGGGAGTGTGGCAAAGGACGCCGCCAGCGGCGCGGGTTTTGCTTTTCTCCAATCTCAGCTTGAGTTGCCGGACGTCAGGCTCATCGAGCCCTTGGCGTCGGTCACCCACCCTCGGGACATTCCCATCAAGACGGGCGGAGGATTCCCCGAGTTCGTGAGCCGCTGGGCCTCTGATTATGCCACCGTCGGCGGGAACCAGTATGGCCTACAGCTAACTCAGAACACCGACGTGCCGACGGTCCAGACCAACATCAACAAGGGCGTGTGGCGCACGTTCATCTGGCAGGCGTCCATGCTCATCACCCATCTAGACCTCCAGCGCCTGATCGACGCCAAGCGCTTCGGAATGCCGATGCCATTCAGCATCCAGGACCTGCTCGACCGAGGAGTCAGGGTGATCTGGGGCAAAGCCCTGGATCGCGTGACCTACCTGGGTTGGGCGGGTCAGCCGGGCCTCATCAACAACACGGCGATTGGCTACACGGCAGCCTCGAACGGCGCGGCCGGTTCTCCGCTGTGGTCGAGGAAGACGACCACCGAAATCCTGAACGACATCAACCAGATCCTGCTGGCCACACAGCAGGCATCAGGATACGATGTGGCCGGGATGGCGGACACGATTCTGATGGACTATGAGCACTACGACATCATGACGCAGCCCATGACCATCGGCGGGTTCAACTCCCTGCTCGAATGGGTTCTGGCGAACAACATCGCGAAGCGCCAAGGGATCGAAGTGGAGATCCTTCCCCTCCCGGATCCGTGGATCGTTGGCCAGGGGCAGGTTGGCAGCCTGGCCAGATTGCTTGCGTACCGCAAGAACGACGAGACCGTGGAGCTTCAGATCCCGCAGCCGATCCAGAAAGTGATGACGGTCCCGAGCGTGAAGGATGGCGGAGCTTACGAGACGCTGTTCAACGGTTGCGTGTCTCAGGTTCAGGTGTTCCGCAGCACCGCGATGGCTTATCTTGACGGCATTTAAGCGTCAGGGTGTATAATGCTTGTCGCCGGGTTCCAGAAAAGATCGGTCCGGCGACGAGGTGAATGATGTACCAAAGGGTTCAGCGCACGATGTTCTTGACGAAGCGAGACGGGCATCCGGCGATCAGGCTGATGGCATCGCCAGAGCCACAGCATCTTCCGGCGTGGTTCACGGCGACGGAGTTCTACAAGGAAGCCGTGGAGCGCGGAAACATCTTGGAAGTGAGGGGCAAGCCACCGGCACCGCCAGCGGAGGAGTTCAAGGGTGAGCCCAAGATTCCGATGGGTCTTCCGACGCCTCCCAACCAGCCAGAGACGGCGCCACTCACAGTCGGCGCAAAGAACAGAGGCAGAAGCAAGGCCGCCCAACCAAGTGCGTAGGGTGAATCAGAAATGCTAGTGATAATCAAAAACAGTTTTTTCCTCCGATGCCCCGATGCCAGCCAAATGCTTTATCACCAGAATCTTCACCTCCACGCTTCTCCCGAGCCGCAGGAGATTCCCGAATGGGTGGCCGAGGCGGAGGTTTACAAGGAAGCCCTCAAGAGGGGAACGGTCTTGGAGATCAAGGTTGCCTCCGCCGAGATCAAGCCACAGGCTGATCCAGTGACCGAAAAACCATCCGCCTCGGATGCCAGTGATTCAAAGCACCAGTCCAAGGCTGACGCGAAGGCTGACGCTGAGGCAAAAGCCCAAGAAGCGTGCGATGCGGAAGAGGAAGCGGACGAGCTGGTCGATGAGGACCAAGCTGCGGCCGATGCTCAGAAGAAACAGAAGAGTGCGTGAGGAGTGATGTGGGTGGGTTCCCAGATTACAGCGAGTGGCTCGAGTCGGTTTGGGGATGGCCTGACGAGTCGGGCGGGATGCTGCCCACCCTCGCGGGTGCCTCGAACGTAGTCTACGGAACGAACCCACCCTACACCGTTCAAGATTTTCTCGCCCTCTATCCCAAGTTCGCGGGACCGCCTCTGATCTCGCCCGTGACCACGGTTTCGGGAAGCGCAAGCGTAAGCGTTCCAGACGCAACGGGACTGACGATTGGCAACGCCGTCGCCGGACCTGGAATACCGAACGGAACCTTCATCTCGGGCATCGCTGGCTTGGTCCTGACGCTCTCGCAGAACGCCACCGCAAGCGCGTCGATCAGCCTCACCATCTGGAACGCTCCGCCGATACCGTTCGCCGTCATCACCGCCTATCTTTACTTGGCCACCGCATCTCTTGTTCAGGCTCGCTGGCAGGAGCAGTGGGTGCTCGCTGTCGCGCTGTACGTGGCGCACTTCCTCACCCTGTACGCGAGGTCTGATGGCGATCCGAACTCCAGCGTCGGGCGGATCGCGGCCCAAGGGCTGGCGACCGGAATAGCCGTTGCGAAGTCGGTCGGCGACGTGAGCGTGAGCTATCAGCCGGTGCAAGGCTTGGAGAACTGGGCGAGCTGGAACCTGACGCAATACGGCCAGATGCTGGCGACGATGGCCAAGGTGATCGGCAGCGGGCCGATGCTGGCATGGTGAGAGCATGATGCCTCAAATCTCGGTTTCGAGAAGCGGTAGCGGCCCGCTGGCCCTCTACCAGGCGCTCTCCAAGATCAGGCGCGCAGAGGTGCTGGTCGGCATCCCGCAGCGGACGGCTGGCCGGCCTCGGCAGAAGATAAACAACGCCGCCCTGCTCTACATCCACACGCACGGCTCTCCGGTTCGGGGCATCCCCGCCCGTCCCGTCATCGAGCCAGCGATCCAGGCCGAGGGCAACAGGCAGGCCATCGCGGTGGAGCTTGAGGCTGCGGCCAAGGCATGGCTCGACAAGAATCCAGTGAAGGCCACTGCTTTCCTGCGTCGCGCCGGAATCGCCGGGGTGAACGCCTCGAAGTCCTGGTTCGTCGATCCGCGGAACCGCTGGGCACCGAACGCTCCGTCCACCATCAAGCGGAAGGGTTCGGACAGACCCCTGATCGACACCGGAGCCATGAGAAAGTCCATCACGTTCGTGGTCAGGGAAGAGACATGATCGACGTTTCCGAAGTGGTCAACGATCCTGAGAACGCGCAGAGTTACAGCATCCTGCGCTCGGCTGGAACCTGGGTCAACGGCGTGTGGCAGCCGAACGCGGAGACGCTTCAGGGCTACGGGAGAATCTCCGTCGCCAGACCGCGCGACGTGGAGATGATCCCCGAAGGAGACAAGATCGTCGGGGCGATGGTCTTCTGGTCCAGCACCGCGATCTTTGGGACCAGAGCAGACAGCGCTGGAAACGGCGGCTCGAGCGACATCCTGATGTGGAGGGGAAAGAAGTTCCGAGTGCTGAGCGTGTATCAATATTCTGACTATGGTTATTGGAAGGCGATAGCCACGCGGATGGAGGCGGCCTGATGACCACGACCACCTATCCAAACACGCAGCAGCTCGTGAGTTCGGCGCTGACCATCTCTCAGGTCAACGCCGTCTTGCAGCCGCTCACGCTCGGCATGCTCGGCCTGCTGGTGGAGATCAACTCTTCTGCCGTCCGCGTCGAGTGGCCCAAGGAAGGCGCGCCGTTCGTGAACACTCCAGATGACGACGTGTGCTTCCTGCGATGCGTTCCCGAGGATGGCGAGTACAACAAGGTCCGAGACAAGGCCGTCATCCAGAACGACGACGATGCGGAGTCGATCACGGAACGGTTCAGCTACACGCGCGTCTGGCGAATCACCTGGTGCCTCTATGGTCCCAACTCGACGGACAGAGCGAGGGCCATCAAGAGCGCCATCTTCGAGGTTGATTACTTCCTCGACCAGCTTTCGCTGAGCCAGCTTTTCCCGGTCAGCGAGTACGGAGAGCCGGTCCGCGCACCGGAGAACATCGACGGCCAGTGGTTCGAGCGGGTGGACTATGAGGTGACGATGTACGAGTTCGTGGTCGAGACCATCATCGATCAGAGCGTGAAGAGCGTGGAAGTGAAGACGTTCGAGCACGCTGGGCAGTTTGCTGATTTTACAGTGACAGGTAGCTAAGGAGTCCAAAATGGTTCCCGAGCCTCTTCCGTTAAGCGACATCATACAGGTTAATGTGTCTGCGGCCTCGCCTCCCATCGGAGCGCTGGCCTTCAACCAGGGTCTCATCGTGGGCCCGTCCACCGTCATACCGTCCTACGGAAGCAACCCCAGGATGCGCCAGTACGCCAGCCTGGACGAGATGCTGGCCGACTTCTGGAACGGAACGGAGCCCGAGTATCTGGCTGCGACGATCTACTTCAGCCAGAAGCACACCCCGCAGTTCGTGTGGATCGGCAGGCGGGACCTGACCGCGATCCGCACCGCAATCCCCAGTGGTCGGACGGTGAACGACGGCATCATGAACAGCGTGACTGACCCGACGCATCTGACCTCTGCCACAGCCGCCTTCGTTTCTGGCGACATTGGGAAGAAAGTTCTGGTCACTGGCGCGGGAGCGGCGGGAGTTGATCTTGACACCACGATCGCGTCGATTAGCAGCGGCACGGTCGCCGTGCTCAACAGTCCATGTCTGCACACCGTCGCCGCCGCTCAGGCGAGCATCGGAGACACCGGGCGCGCTTACATGTCGGGAGATCAGGTGGGCGTGACTGAGGGAAGCGCCTCGAACGGCATCCTGTCGGTTCTGACCGTGGGCGAGGGAGGTGTCGTGCTGACGCTGGGCACGACAATCGGAAATCAAGGGACCGGATACACGGTCACGACCGGACTCGCCACGACTGACGGATCGGGAACCGGACTGAAGGTGGACACCACGGCGATCGGAGAAACGTATCTTCAGGCCGTCGAGGCTTGCAACCTTGCCAGAAACAACAATCCCGACCAGCAGTGGTACGGCTTCATGTGCTGCGCGGCCACGGACGGGGATCACCTTGATCTTGCCGCTTGGTCTTCGGCCAACTGGCAGGTGGCGATGTATTTCGGTTCGTCCACCGACGTCGCGATCCCGTCCGGCACGGCAGGCAACATCGCGCTTCAGATCAAGGCTCTCACGGACCGGGCGTTCATCATGTTCAGCACCACCCAGCTCGGCCTCTACCCTAACAACATCTACGCGGCCGCCGGGCCCCTGGGAGAGGCGTGCGGATTGAACACGGGGCTTGCCGGGAGCGCGTTCACCTTGAACCTCAAGCAGATTGTGAACGTGGCACCGGAGCCGCTTACTCAGACTCAATACAACGCCATCGTCGCAGCCTACTGCAACGTGGTGTGCAGCTTCGGGCCCTACGCTGGTTATCTCGTGTCTGGCATCCTGTCCAGCGGAGAGTTCTTCGACCAGATACTCGACCGCGCCATGCTGATCAACCAGATCCAGGTCAACCTGATGAACCTGCTGATCGCGGTGCCGAAGGTTCCGCAGACGAACCCCGGCGAGCACCAGCTCATCGCACAGGTGGACGCCGCGTGCTCGAACATGGCCAGCATCGGCTACATCGCCGGCGGAGTGTGGGAGGGCGCGCCGGTGCTCGGCCTCAAGATCGGACAAGCTCTTCCGCTGGGATTCCTGGATCAGGCCCAGCCCTACGCGCTGCAATCTGCGGGAGATCGCGCGGCGCGAAAGGCGATGCCGATCTACTGCGCGATCATCGAGGCTGGAGCAGTCCATAGCGTCGTCGTACAAGTCAACGTGCAGCTATGAGCGAGAGAAAGATGCAAAGCACTAAAATCACAATTTATTTGATTCATTAGACCAGAAGTCAAAGCGAAAATGCTTGGAAATAGAAACGCTGTTGACTGGCCGATGAAAGTTACTCAGAGAGGATAACATGCCATTAGTTCAAACCACTTATTCATTTCGTGATCTAGTCGGGGTCTTGAACAATCCGCTGATGGACGGTCCTTTGCAGATCGCGGGCGGCAACATCGGCCTCGGAACCATCACCATCAGGATGCTGACCACGCGCACGGAGCATGAGGTGGGGACGGACGGAGTGGTCATGCCGAGCTACATCGCGGGAGACAACGCTGAGATCACCATCGAGATGCAGCAAACCTCGGCGCTACACCATTCGCTCCTGGACCTCTTCAACCTGATGATCACGGCTGCCAATAACGGCGACGTGAGCGGCTGGGCCACGACCGTGCTGAGCCTGCGCACGATCCTGGACGGCTCGGGGCATCTCCTGTCAGGAATCTCCTTCCAGAAGACTCCCGACAAGCCGTACGCGGCGAGGGGTCAGAACGTGACCTGGGTGTTGATGGCGGCGTATTGCGTAAATCAGTAGTCAGATCAAAAAAGAGGTTCGTTGATGGCGAAAGATCAATTTGGAATAGACCTTCAGGAGGGGACGCGCGTCGTCGTCAAGCTGGGCAGTGAGATGGTCAACGGCATCATCACCAAGATCGAAGAGGGTGGATTGTCCTTGATTGGAAATGGTGCGCAAGGCATCAAGCCAGGCCATCTTGTGGTGCTTTGCGACGTGCATTACCAATGGAATCCCCAGCTCGGCGACAGGTTGGCCAATGTGATCGTGACGATGGATCAGCCGTCAACCTGCTCAGACCCCCTGGCGGAATCTTTGATCAAGGAAAGTAAACCCTCTTGACGCGAGAAATAGCGATTTAAGGCGTCATGGGCTAATCACACTGCCGAGGCCTTCGGGACGCTGGGAGGGGCAGGGAAACCGGAGCCACGGGGCATTAAACGTCGTTTCTGAGAGAAAAGGAGGCTCATGAAGCCCAAAACTAAGACCGTAGAGATCGGCGACGCGAAGTATCAGATCCGCAAGCTCTCGCCGGACATTGGATCCTTCATCCTCATGCAGAGCATCCGGGCCGCCATGAAGTCCGGCAACATGGCCGGCGCGCCATCGGGTGGAACTCAAGCCGTCGAGGAAGTTCCAGAAGCTGAGAGAAATCCCGAGGACATAGTGCGCGCCGTCGCTAACGCCGCGTTCCTTGGAGGATTCGATTTCGAGACGCATCGCTTCGTGCAGACAAGCTGCCTGGCAGCCTGTTCGCGACTCGAGATCGCGGAAGCTCCCGGTGGAGTCGAGATCCCGATGCCGATAGTCAACAGTTTCGGCGCGTGGGCCATCCTTGAGATCAGGGACGACGTGGCGCTCGTGATGCGCCTGGCGGTCGAGTGCATGGTGTTCAACTTCTCGGATTTTTTCTCCGAGGGGGGGCTGGCGATGCTCGCGGGAACCCAGGCTTCGACGCAGTAGACTTCCCCTCCCTCGACGCGTTCCTGTGGCGGCCTGTGATGGCCGGCATGTGGAGGCAGCACGAGCTTTTCGACGGCACGTATTCGTTTGATGATCTTCTGCAAGTTCATGAATTTCTCGATACGCGGGAAGAGAACGAGCGGCTGTACTGGGAATGGAGAAAGAATCACCCGGAATGAGCGATGGGCAACTTCAAAACAATGGAGAGCTACCTCGTAGCTCTCGGATTTTCCGTAGATTCGGTCGGATATTCCAAATTCGCCGCCGCTCTTCGTGACGCATCTTCGTTAGTTCAAAACCAAACATCTGGAATCGTGAAGTACATGTTGGGGGCTCAGACCGCCATCACCGGTGGATTCGCCGCTGCGGGTGCCTCGGCTCTCGGCATAGTGGACAAGGTGGCGATGGCCGACCAGCAGTACCGGATGCTGGCGCTGCATATGTATACCACCACGGGAGTAGCCCGAGAACTGAAGATGGCCACGGACGCGCTGGGCCAGCCGCTCGAAAACATCATTTGGGACCCGGAACTTTCCAGCAGATTCCAGCACCTCATCGAAATCCAGCGGGCGATGACTAATCAGTTAGGTTCGAGCTTCGAAACGCAGATGGTAAGAATCAGGGATTTGCGCGCTGAGTTCTCGTACTTCGGCGTCGAATTGAAATACTTGACCATGAAGGTGGTCAGTGATTTTGGCAAAGTCCTCGGCATAGACATCGACCAGCTCCTCGTGAAGATGCAGGACTTCAACAAGTGGTTCGTCAACAATCTGCCTTGGATAACGAAATGGTTAGAGAGCAAGCTGAAGCCAGCGATGGTAGACATCAGAAGCGTTCTTTCCGAGACTTGGGATCTGCTGAAGCTCGGGGCGGTAGATTTCCAGAATCTCATCGGTCTGCTTTCCGGCTATAAATCCATCGAGGGCACAGCAGCCAGCTTTGACAAGATGGCAACTGCCATCCAGCGTTGCATGGGCTGGATAACAGATTTCACTAAGGCTGTGATACATGCGCAGGAAATCTTCCTACACCTCGTGAATGCTGGATTGCTCGCAGCAGCGGGAAAATTCACTGATGCCTTGGCAGAATTGAAAGCGGCCAGCGGCCTGATAACCACAGGAAGCACAGCCGTAGTCGGCGCCGCGCTTGGTGGAGCAGTCGGGGCCGTAACTCCAATCCCTGGAGGAATGGTGGGCGGCGCCGCACTCGGAGGGTCTCTGGCGGGCGGGGCTGCGTCCCTCTATGGAACTTTCAAGCATGGTGGATGGACGGAGTTGAAGGCCGCACTTGTTGCCCAGAACGCGCGCACATTGGCGATAGACGCTGGCATGAGGCTTGGCATTCAACCTGATTTGATCTACCGGCAATGGCAGGAAGAGACCGCAAATTTTACCGCCATAAATGCCGCCAGCAATCTTGCGGGCATCAAACGTCAAGGAAAACTCGTGGATTTCCAGACGTTGAAGGATTTTGAGGATTACTACGTCGGCATCTTGAGTGGCAGCAGATATGCGGGACTGCAAAAGCCGTCGAATGTTCAAGATTGGGCCAAGTATCTCGCAAAGGGTCACTATTACACACACGGCAAAGACTTGCCCGCCACGCCAGAGGAGATGTTCAACTACGCCGCTGGAATGGGACGCTACGGAGGCATGGAAACTCGTCCCGTCATCATAAATCACAACAACTTCGACATTGACATAACTCATCCCGGGGAGAGCGGTCAACAAATCGGAGATGCGATAGTAAAGAAACTAAAAGAACATCAGGACAAGCAGTCTCAACGGGTCCAGGCGGATGCCCTGTCTACGTTCTGGGCTTCAGGAGGCCAGTGATGGCAACGTCTTCTGCTTGGCGTCCGCCCCAGTGGGCTTCCGGCCCATCAGTCAGCACCGTGCTTCTCAAATTTCCGGGTCTTCCTAACGCGGTGCAGTACAGTCCATCAGGAATAGGAGCAACGCTTCCGACCGCACCGACCACCTATGTGTTTGATGTGGTTATCAGGGTTGGTCATGAGCAGCAGGTCAGGAAGACTGAGCATCCCGTCCAAACCGGAGCGAACATCTCTGATCATGCGTATGCCATGCCTGCCAGGGTTGTTCTTGACGTTGGCATGTCGGATGCCATGGATTCCTTCACCCTCGGCCAGTGGGCGGGATCGAGAACGAAAAGCGTTTCAGCATATCAGATTATGCTGGCAATGCAGTATGCGCGTGTTCCATTGGTTCTGGTCACGAAGTTGCGCACTTACTCGAACATGATAATCACGTCCATAAGTCCGGAAGAGACGGTCAAGACGATAGCAGGATTGCGAATGCGCGTGGATTTGGAGGAAATATTCGCTGCCAGCATCGAGACCGTTCAGGATAGTGCGAGGCCGGACGCAACAGAATCCAGCAGTCAGGGGACCGTGGTGGCGACGCCTGTTAGCGCAACCCAGCAGGCGCAGAACGGCGTGACGGCCGGGATGGGACCGGCGCCGGTCAACTCGCCGGGTGCTGGAGCCTATTCGAGTTGCAACAACAAGAACCTTGATGAACTTCACGGCCGGTGACCATGTCTGATCAGATCGTTCCGCTCACGTCCGCTTACAATCAGACCTTCACGGTGGAGCTTCAAGTTGACGGCGCTCCTCTAACCTTGAATCATGCGATCCGCTGGTCAGAAATGGCAGGTTACTGGCTCTTGTCGGTGAGTGATTCCGCAGGCAACCTGCTGGTCGATTCCGTTCCCCTAATCACCGGCTGGTATCCGGCGGCGAATCTTCTCGCCCAACATCAATACCTGAAGATCGGCAGCGCTTACATCCTGAACGCTGGAAACTCGAAGGTCGACTATCCAGGGAGAAATAATTTGGGCAGTGATTTTGTTTTGCTTTGGGGAGACACAAACGAGGTTGCATGAGCACATCCACACTCTCGCTTTTTGGAAGAGCTTACGCGCTGACGGTCACGTCGAGAAACGGGCAAAAGAAGAAACTATCATGCGAGGCGTGGGAGCCCGAGGCGTTGCGCGTCACTTTCGACGTGCTTGAGACGACGCTTCCGGCCCAAATGTGGTTTGCGGACATAACGATCTACAATGTCAATGAAGCCGAGATGCTTGACTGTTTGTGGAATGCTAGCTGGATCGAACTTGAGGCAGGTTTTCAGAAAGGGCCGAACAAGTCGTCGCTCATTTGGGGTGGTCCGGTACTCCAGGTCATGTTCGACCGCGAGAACGTGGTGGACTTCAAGATCACATTTAACTCCATCGGCGGCGTGCAGTTCTGGCAGGACAACTTCATCAACGCCTCGAATGGTGCGATGTCAAGCCAGTATCAGATAGTCTCAAACATGATCACGCAGACCCATGGAAACGTGAAAGATAACATCGGTCCGGTTGCAGCAGAAAAACTAAAGGCAAAACAGTATCCCCGAGGCCGAACTCTTTTTGGAAGCACGGCCAAATATCTTGCGCAGATCGCGCAGGACAACGGATTGTCTCAATGGATAGCGCAGAACCAAGCATATATGAGCGAACTGGACTCAGGAGTGAACATGACGCCCGCGATTACTTACGGGCCGCCTTTTCCGCCAGGATACAAGTCGACCGCATCAGAGAAGAACGTCACCAGAAGCATCTTGGGTGTTCCGAAGATGTTTCAATACGGGACGATTTTCACGGTGTTGCTCGATCCTCGGCTTGCCGTGGTTGTTCCTCCTCTCCTGGTGCGGCTTGACAAGACAGTCATCACACAGTTCAAGCTGATTCCGCTGGTCAACCTCCCGGTGGCGCTTGATCAGAACCTCAATCTCATTGCCGCTCAGGTGCGCCATTATGGAGACACGCGCGGGAACGATTGGTGCACAGAAGTCACCGGATACACGCGGGGCTATGCACAGAAACTTTTGCTCCAAGTTCTCAATGCGGGTAAATGATGATAGTCAGGTCTCCAGCTCAAATCACTCCCGGCCAGATCACTTGTTCCGTAAGTCAGCAGTTCCGCGAAATGATCCGACAGGCTCTCGTTGATCTGCGCGTGTCAATTCCTGCGATAGTCCAATCTTTCGATTCTGGCACGCAAACGGTCACCGTGCAGATCGCAATCCGCGAACAGGTACAGTCACCGAAAGGCCCGGTAGATACTGCCATCAAGCCGATCATTAGAGTTCCTCTATTGTTCTTTTCTGGCGGTGGTTTTTCAGTGACATTGCCAGTTGCGCCGGGTGATGAAGGCTGGCTCATCTTCTGCGACATGTGCTTTGATCTTTGGTGGGCTCGTGGAGGAGTTCAAGATCAATTTGCTGTCCATCGACATGACGTGTCCGATTGTGGATTCTATCCTGGCGGACGCAGTCAGCCGCGCAAGCTATCGAACTATTCCACAGCTTCGGCTCAGCTTAGGAGCGACGACGGCTCCGTTATAGTGGACTTGGCCTTAACCGGCATCACGCTGACGGCTCCGAAGGTTCAAATGATCACGACCGGAGACAGCGACATCACGGCGACCGGCAAGCTGAATCTCTCTGCGGGGAAGATTTCGGTGGGTTCATTGCCGGTCTTTGCGAGCAACTTATTGGCCTTGGCGGGAGGCTTGACGGCGGGCGATCTCTACAGGAACGGAGCGGACCCGGATCATATCTGCGTGGTTCACTAGTTTTTCGTGTATTAAGTGATTTGGTGTATCATCATGCTGGAGAAGGTGATGCTGGCTGGTTTCATCATGGTGATCTTCGTTCTCGGAATCATGGTCGGAAGATGGTCCAAGGACTGACATGGCGTTCATTCAATATCTTCGCCTCGATACGTCGAATGATCCGATCCTGATCCCAGACGTGTCATTGACCGACATCAGCGCGGTGGCTCAGGCGATCCTCACGCGCCTGAGGCTGTTTCAAGCTGAGTGGTGGGAAGACTTGAACGAGGGCACGCCGATGTTCCAATCCATCCTGGGAGCGTCTGGATCTCCTAAGAACCAGCAGGCCATGACGCTCGCCCTCATCGAGCGAGTCTCGGGCACGCCGTACGTTTCAGGGCTTCAAGACATCTCGTCACGATTCGACAGCAGAACCAGAAAGTTTTCGTTTTCAGCGACCGCGCAAACCGCCTTCGGGCCAGTTCCCGTTAGTTTCACTCCCGGAGTGGGAGCGGGTTTAGGGGTTTAAGATGGCACCATACGCAGCTCCGAGCATAGGCCCTTCAGGTCTCACGATTCCAGGCTATGAAGATATTTTGAGCGACAACCTTCAAGGGTTTTTGAATCTGTTTGGCCAGAATCAATATGTTGGACGCGACAGCGCTATATTTCAGCTTCTTTCAATCCTGAGCTTGAAGCAGTCAGATACGATGGAGGCAGCCCAACTTGCATATAATCAGCGCTCGCCGCTCACGGCGGTCGGCGCGGGGCTGGACGGAATCGTGAAGTTGAACGGGATCGCGCGCGCCGCCTACACGTACTCGACGGCGCTTGAGACCATCACCGGCACGCCGGGAACGGTCATCGCTAACGGCTTCGTCCAGGACGTGAACGGCAACCAGTGGGCGCTACCCGGACTCGTGACCATACCGGGAGGCGGAAGCATCGCCGTAACCGTGACCTGCACGACTCCTGGGAACGTGGTCGCGGAGCCGGGAGAGATCGCGGTCATCGCCACGCCGGTGGGCGGCTGGCTCACCGCGACCAATGCATCGGCATCCACGCCGGGGCTTCCCGTGGAGAGTGACTCGAAGCTCCGTGCGCGCCAGGCCATCTCGGTGGCCCTCCCGTCGAGAACGATGCTGGCCGGAACGGTCGCGGAGATCGCGGCGATTCCGGGAGTCACAAGATACAACGTGCTGGAAAACCCAACCGGATCGACGGACACTTATGGGAATCCCGCGCACTCCGTCACGGCCGTAGTGGAGGGTGGAACGAACCTGGCCGTCGCCACCGCGATCTATGACAACCGGGGAATCGGCTGCCTGACGAACGGGAAGGTGAGCGGGTCATCGACGGCACAGACAGTGACGGTGAACGTGACGGATCCCAACACGGGCTACGTGATGGCGATCAGTTTCCTCACTCCGCTTTACGTGCCCATCTACGTGTCCCTTTCGGTTCACAAGCTGGCAGGGGCGACCAGCGCGACCCTGGCCGCGATCGTAACGGCGGTCGTGAATTATCTGAACAGCCTCCAGATCGGGGAGAGCGTGACGCTTTCGGCGCTGTACGCTGCGGCGATGGCCGTCACGCCGAATCTCTCCCAGCCGCTGTTCGCAATAGAGGCTTTGACGTTGGATACTTCGCCAACCCCAACGGGGACCACGGACATCGCCATCGCATTCCAGGAAGTCGCACAGGGAATAGACGATGGAGTTCACGTGATCGTGACGAGCGTGTAAATGCCTGCTTTGCCATATCCGCAGACTTACGGGATCGGGGGCTACGGCTCTGGCCTTTATGGGAACCAGCCCATCGAGACGTTGCCCATTGGTTATTACCTGAGCCTGCTGACGTCGGAATACGCTCTGCCGAACTCTCCGAAGTGGAACGCCTTTCTTTACTTGCTTTTGAAAAAGTTCGACGACGTGTCACAATGCCTCGTGCAGATGGACACGGCGTTCGACATCGACTTCGCGGTGGGAGTGCAGCTCGACGCCGTGGGAGTGATCGTGGGCCAGAGCCGCACCGTGGGATTCCAGCCGAGCGGCGGAGTGAGTCCGGTTCTCGATGACGCAACTTATCGAATCCTGCTCAAAGCAAGAGTAGCTCAGAACCAGTGGGACGGAACCATCGGCGGGATGCAGGCAATCTGGCAGAGCCTTTTCCCTTCGGGCCGCATCATCATCGCCGACCAGCAGAACATGACGGCGGACATCCTGGTGACCGGATCGTTCACGTCGATCATCGAGGACTTGATTGTGAACGGATACATCGTGCCCAGGCCCGAGGCGGTTTTGTATAACTTCATCTTCCCACACTTCCCGATGTTCGGCGCCGATCTGGACAATGCTTTCATTGCCGGGGCCGATCTCGGATATACGACGTAAGGAGCAGACATGGGCAGCTCGAACTTCTTGCAACACAATCCGACGCAGACCAACCAGGAATCTGACAGCTCATATACTGCGGAGTCTCTTCGATCTGGAGGAATCCCAGTAGACGCGATCCTTCCTTCGCCCTGGCTGAACAAAATCTGGTATCAATGCACGACCGCTGTCGCCGCATTGATGCAGATGATGGCCTCAAAGGGTTATGTTTTGTCGGACGCGAACCTGAACGTGCTGAGCGGAGTGCTTGCCAACATTTTGACCTGGGCGGATTTTCCGCTCGGCCTGCCCAAGATCACCGCAAAAGTCGATCTTGTAGGATACAGCGGATCAGTCATAGCTTACCTGATCACACCTGCTGCGGCTGGATTCTACAGAGTGTCCGCTGAAGCATTCATCTATTCACCTACGGTCACTTCCACGTTGGCCGTTGAGATCAATTGGACTCAGAACGGACAGGGACTAAGCGGCACGCTGATACCCTCGACGACGGTGGTCACATCCATCGCGGCTGCGCAAGGTGAGTGTGTCTTGTATGGCGATGCCGGAATCCCTATTCAGTACGTGGTGAGTTGGTCTGGACCAGGATTAGATCATTATGACGTGCATATACGATTGGAAGCATTATAGAATCTGTGCGTGGTGAGAACATGAATCTGTCGAGAAAAACCTCTTGGCTTTCACTGTGGTGCATGCTGTTGTGCGTTTCTGCTTTTGCTCAAGGGCCTGTCCTGACGACCGTCGCTTACACTTACGCTCGACCGGACGGAAGTTTACCGTCAGGCACGATCAGCATAATGAATCCTCCCTTCACGAGCCCGGACGGGTTCCCAATCGCGGCAGCGAACAAGACGGCGCAGTTCTTCACGGGAGCGATTTCAGTTCAACTGGTCCCCACTCAGGGTGGAAGTCCTGACAGGCAGCTCTACACCGTGCTGATAACTCCGCAAGGTAATCCGATGGTGCAGGAATTTTGGTCGGTTCCGCAGTCTGCAGGAGCCGTGAATCACGCAGCCGTGATCTCATACCAGACTCCCCTGCCGAATCCCTTGATAGGCATACCGGAGGGCGGTACAGGAGCGAGCACGGCTGCTCAGGCGCGTGCTAACCTCGGCATCACCAGCGGAAGCGTCACGGGATTCAGCGCAGGCAATCTACTTCCTCTTTTCAACTCCTCCGTCGCCACCCCGTCCAGTACGCCAGCCCTGAACTTCTCTCTTCTGACGACCGAGCCAGACTCGATTTTCGGCAATTTTTCAGGAGCGACCGCCCGTCCTGCTTATGGAGGGGGATTGATTTCCTGCGGCGATTCCACTCACGCATTGGGATATTTGAACCATGTTTTTGAATGTCAATCTCTGTCGTCTGGCACTCCGCTTCCAGCGAACACCGATCCTTTAGCCGCCGATAGTTTCGGTGCTGCCATCGCCTCGAAAACCATCGTCAACGTGATGAACTACGGTGCGAAGTGCGATGCCACGACTGACGACAGCCCAGCGTTCACGGCGGCGGTGGCTGCCATGCCTGGAGGAACGCCTTATCCAGCACTCAACACGGTTGGAGGTGGCATACTTCTCATTCCGGCCAGTCCCACACCCTGCAACCTGGTCTCTGCGAGGCTGGCAATCACCAAGGCCAACGTCAAGGTATCGGGGTACGGTGCTTCACTGCTTTGCACGGTTGCCGATGACTGCGTGACGCTGGGCGATCTCACCAACGTCAATTCAGGGATCAACAACATAACCATCGAAGGTCTCGCCATCGAGCCGGGCGTGGGCTCGGTTGGGCATTCTGCGATCCGCGACAACGCGCAGGGCACCCGCATCGTGGATGTCAGCGACGTTTATAACTACACCGGATGGCCAGCGCACTACGGCTTCAACCACTTCATCGAGAACGATGACGACTTCTTTCAGCAAGTCGAGCATCTTTACATAAGTGGCGGCACGCTGCGCTGCGACCCGACCTTCTGCGGCTCCTACATTTGGGGGCCGGGGCCGTTTGCTACAAATGCCGGGATCACCTATCTGTCGGGTGGATTCAATATTTCGCCAGAATGCTCTGGCAATGGGATTGACTGGAACAACAATAACACTCTCAGTATCAGGGATGGGGTGATTGAGGGATATAACCAATTTGCTATTCGGGCTTGGGCTAGCAATAACCCTAGCGCCCTTAGTGTGAATCACGTCTACATGGAACGTGGAAGTTGCACCAACCCCTTCGGTAATGTGGGTAGTGCTGGGGTCATAACTTACAGCCCAACCACTTGGGTTGGCAGTCAACTCGGCGGCGGGAGCGTGCCGGTGTTCACGCATTCCGGCTCGGGCTCAGGCACCAACTATCAGTATTACATCGTGGGCAAGAATGCTGGTGGCGCTGTGACCGTTCCGATGAGCGCCGGATACATCACCAATGCTCTGGTGGGCGCGTCTGACTCGATCACAACCAACTGGATACATTATGGAGCAACCTCCTACACTATGCTCCGGCAGGAGGGATACGGAGTCATAACCGCAGCTCCATACGGCACGGGAAATTGGGCCGTAGCTGTCGATCTAGCGGCATCGAGCGCGTGCAACGCTGCGGGCCTTTGCACCTTCGTTGATACGGTGGCGAGTCCGTCGTCTTACACGGTTAGCACCAGTCCGACCTATTCGCCCACCATCACATTTTGGGGCGGTGCGATTGTTCTTGCTGGTAGCGGCGCAACCTACTCGGGTAGTCCTCTTTCATTGGGTGGGATTTTCGTAAGTCCCAACGCTCCCAACGCCGGTCAAATTAACCTGACCGCAGGACCAACCACAGCTTACTATCAAGACCCTGAACCTTTCAGTCCTGTTCGCATTAATGTCCCCCCAGGTTCAGGAGTCCTGTATCAGCCTCAAAACGCAATCCTGATGGACCAGGGTTATGGGGCGGTTTTAGGGAGTAAAAAAGGTCTAATTAATTTGGGGCAGGCGTCCAGAGCCTATACTGTAGACACGATTACACTCGGCGACAGTAATCCCAACAAAACGTCCGCATCTATCAGTGGGCGACCTGCCAGTGATGTTGGAGATGCCGCTGTATGCGTGGATCACGCCGGTACTTGTTTTAGAGACCCGATAGCCCTTACTGAGTACATTAATAGCCTCGGGAATAATGTAAGTTGGTTGGAGCGGCTGACCGCAAGTCTCAAGATATTCAATGTGCCCTTGACGGCTTTTTCGGTGGCTCAGCTTGTTGCGCCGTTTTGCGGTTATCTTGCCGATATTCCAACTGGCGGGATGCTCCTCCCTGGCCACCAGTACTGCTATATTGCTACGACTCTGGATTACTTAGGCGAAAGTTATCATGACCGACCGGAAGGTTGCATCACGACAGCTAATGACGGGAACAGTACGCATCAAGTCCAAGCGTACTTCAAATCAAATGAAGGGGCCACTAGGGGGTACAATGTCTACGGTCGCGAGACGGGCACCGAGCAGTTGATGACCCCATCGCATATTGCCAACACTTGGCCAGACTATTATTTCATCTTTACCGATACTGGTTCAGTGACCCCCAGCGGGGCGATGCCGACGAAGGATACGACGGGGCAGATTTCGGCTACGCAGTTTAATGGTCGCGTTGCCCATGGAATCAGTTTCACGATGGGTGACCCCGTCAACAATACGGCGCTGACAACCTCGGAAGTCCAGTACGTGACTGTGCCCTTTGCCTGCACGATTCAGGCTTACAACCTCGCCATTGATGCAGGCACGATCACGGTTAAATTCTGGAAGGTAGCAAGCGGAACTGCGATCCCCACGGCCTCGAACTCGATCAACACGGCTGGGGTTTCGATTGCAGGTGGAACTGCCATCCATAGCGGCACACTGACCGATTTCACCACCACCGATGTTGTGACTAATGACATCATGGCAATGGCGGTAACGGCTGTTGCGACCGCCAAATTCGTGAATGGTGTTCTTCAATGCCAGTGAACGGCTTACTCAGAAAATTCGCTTTCGGGTTATGCGTAGTGCTGTGCTGCCTACCTGCCCACGCGGGCTGGACACTCAAAAATTCCACAATCACGGCGGGAAGCACAGCGAATCCTTTCGTCATGGGCGCCTTTGCTCATCCCCTTACGCCGGGGAGTATCATCATCGTGAGTTTCGGGGCCAATGGGACGAGTATCCCAGTCCCAACCGATGACGCTGGGAACACTTACTATGACTATGGCGGAGGTCCTGTTCAGGATCATTTGACGCTCTATGATTACAACTTTTATGCTTTGAACACTCACAGCACAGCCTTAAATAAAATCTACATCTCCAACAGTGGCGGGTCCTTCATTTACGGTAGCGTCGGTTCAGAGTGGACGGGTGGCGTGCCATCCAGCCCAGTTGATGTTTATGCCATTACTGCATTGGGGATCGCGGGCAGCGGCACTGATAATGCTTCGACGGCATCCGCTGACACCACTCAAAAGGGCGATTTGATTTACGGCCACGTTATTTGTTGGGGCGGTCCTGCCCATTCGGCTGGAACAGGTTTTACCTACATCGGCAACAATAACTATCCAGGAGAGTACTTGATTCAATCCTCACTGGGAACAGTGGCCGCAACTTGGACAGTGGGTTCTGGAGACTACTACGGAGCGATCATGGTAGCGTTTAAGCAGGCTCCCATTGTCAGCCTTTCGGCTTCTACTTTGGGCTTCGGAGCTTGGCCAGTCGGCGTCACAAGTTCTTCCCACACGGAAACGATTACGAATACCGGCATCGTGGATTTGGTCATTTCGACAGTTACGATCACGGGCACGGATTTTGGAGACTTCTCGAATGTAGCCGATACGTGCAGCGGCGAGACCGTCACGTCCGGCAATACCTGCGCGGTTAGCGTGACGTTCACGCCATCTGCGATCGGAAGCCGCAGTGCTTCGCTGAATTTTGCCGACAATGCCAGCGACACTCCACAGGCAGTGGTTTTGGCGGGAACGGGTGGAGTGGCCAACAGTGGCCACAGCGGGATCATGTAGCATGATATGATGGAGGTGTTATGATGCGTTTCAAAAAACTTGGCTGTCTCTTGATCCTTGGTTTATTCCTTGCAATTCGTGCTCCCATCCCAGGATTGTCACAGGGAAACTCGTGCGGCATCTCCGGCGCGTGCAAGGGAAACATCACGACCAACGGTGACGCTGTGATCCTTCCCGTCCCCCAGGACACCGCGACCATCGTTGTGACCGTGGCTGGCACATGGACAGGAACCCTTCAGTTTCAGCAAAGCTCGGACAGCGCCTCGACCTGGCACTCCTCGAGCGGGAATCCACAGCCTTCAGGAACAGGGGCAACGTTCACCACGGCCAACGGGCAGTGGCGCTTCGTCGGTTCTGGACTCACAAACTTTCAGGTCATAGCCTCCGCAACGATCAGCGGAACGGCTAACGTAACCATAACTCCATCTAAGGGATCCGCGGCATCTGGAGGATCCGGATGCTTCTCCGGGGGCGATCTGACAGGATGCTCGCCAAACCCTACCGTGGCCAACGCGAACGGGGTGCCCCTTCCGACGTTGGCCGGGCAGTCTGGATATTTGCTGGACACCAACGGGACTCTCTCGCTGAACGCTGGCATCGCGGTAGCTCATAATCTTCTTTCAGCCACGCACAGCGACACCACTCCGGCCGCCGTCGAACGCGGCGCCATTATCACCGGTCAGGGTGTCAATCCAACTTGGGCAAAACTTCTGGCAGGTGTTCAATATCAAAGTCTCGTGATGGGCGTGGCTGAACCCGGATGGGGCGCGCTTGATCTTAGTCAAGCGGCGGCGGTCACGAACAACCTCGGTACGGGGCATGGAGGAACCGGCGCCGCCACTGCTGCTGCGGCCTTAGTCAATCTCTTGCCGGCTGGAACGAGAGTTGGTGACATGCTCTATTGCACAACCTATGCGGCTGGTGCTTGCTCGGCATGGACGCTGCTCGCGGGGAATACCACGAGCACCGCTTGGCTGCAAGAAACCGCTGGCGGCGTCGCGTCCTGGACCGTACCTCCGGGGGCTGCGCCTGCTGGCTCTGGCAGCGAGGTGCAATACCGTTCCAGTGCCTCGGCTTTCGGGGCCGTCACGGGATCGAGCTTCAGCGCAGGGGCGCTGACACTTCCCAAAATCATTGGGACCGCGTCTACCACGGCAGCGGCCGCATTCAACATCCCAAGCGGCGTGGCTCCAACAACCGGACTAGGCACTGGAGACCTCTGGAATCTTTCCGGCATCCTGCAATTCTACGATGGCACTAACACGCAGTCGGTGGCTACGATTCAAACTCCAAGCGTGAACGGCAATTATGCCTCGTTCAGTGGCACCGGTGGGCTGCTGCAAAACAGCGGATATGCTGTGGGCAATGCCGTAAACTTCAACGGGGCTGGCGTTTCCATCAACATCCCCGTACTGGCAACGAATGGTTCAGGCCAGCTTGTGGCATCCACGGGGCACCAAGTATCAGTTCCTCTGGCTTGCGTGGCCGGTGGGGGCTCGCACACGGCCTACACCTGTACGACCGCGCCGACTTTTGCCCCTGTTGCCGGAGATGAAATTCTATTCAAGGCAGATGTCGCCAATACGGGGGCCTCAACGCTGGTTGTCAATGCTCAGGCGGGAACGCCTGCGATTGACAAGCAAGGGGGAGCTACAGCGCTTTCGCCTAATGACCTGTTGGCTGGCCAGTATGTATTCATGATTTTTGACGGCACGAACTGGACGATGCAAGGACAATCAGGAAACGGTATCGGCGGGGCTCTCCAGGTTTCAGCGAATACGCTGAATAATACGAACACCACCTCCCAAGTGTTGATTACAGGCGGCAATGATGCTTCTTCAGCCGGGACGGTTGGGCCGCTCAATCTGCGTGGGGGAAACCAGACCGGCACGGGTGGAGCAAGTTCGCAGGGTGGCAGCGCTTGGTTACATGGCGGCAATAACGCTGGAACCAATGCAGGTTCACAGGCGGGGAACGTCGAAATCATAGGCGGTGAGTCTACGGCAGGAGGAAAGCAGGGTCTCCAGGTGAGTGGCGCATGGTTCGCCAAGGGTGTAGGAACTTCGACACCGTGGAACCTGCAATGCCTGACTACGGCGATGACCGTAAATGACTGCGGGGCATCGCCGGGCAATTGGCTGGGAATTGCCGCTCTGGTACACACAAGCTCGGTGGAAGTAATCTTCCCGACTGCCGAAACGCTCGTCAACGCGAGTGCTGCGGTGACGCTGGGGGACACAGTCTGCGCAGGATCGACAGCAGGTCAAGTTACGGATTCCGGCGGGACATCTACCTGCACCGCTACGCAAGGCTCTCAGCTCGGCGTCGTCATTGCGACGAGCGGTACGTGGACCCTGCCTGACGGGACTACATTTACACCTACCACGACCTTGCCACTCATTGCAGTACAGACCGCAGTGCGGGCATTGAACATGACAGGCGCTACCGACACGATTCTAATGGGTAACGATGCGGGCGTCGGGTCCCTTCCAGCCTATAAGACTGGTCCTTCAGGTGGGACTACCGGATGTGCGGGTGCTACCGATACGCCGACCTACAACACGTCAACCCATGCTTGGGGATGCCACCAGATCACGCCAGGTACGGGCACTGTCA